ATGCGCTCGATCGAGCCGAAGAAGTCGAACTCCGCCCGCGCCGGGTCGGCGGCGTCGGCCGCGTTGACGCCGCCGGCACCCCGCGCGCGCGGCTTCGCGCGGCACGGCGTCTCGTCGAAGGTTTCGGCGATGACCGCATCCATGGCAGCCATCGCCGCGGTCCAGGTCACGGTCGCGCGCCGGTCAGCGCTTGCCCAGCATGAGCGTCTTCGGGCGCTTGCAATACTGCAGCGCGTTCGACTGAACCTCGATGTCGATGCCCTTGTTGTTCGACATCGGGAACTGGTTCATGTAGAGGCGCTTGCCCATTGTATTGACGGTCTCGATGTAGTCGGCCGGCGCATAGACGCTCTCGAACAGGCCCGGCGCACCCGTCGGGAAAAGGTGGCACTTGTCGGTGTTGACGAATGCCTGGCCACCGACCGAGCCGCGATAGTTCTCCCAGATGATGTCGCCGAACACGAAGGTCCCGAAGACGCCAGACTGTCCACTGTCGACGTAGCCGCGACGCAGGTCGGAGGCTTCGGTCTGGGCAAGATAGGTCTCGCGGACCTCCTTGTGGGCAATGAGATCGTCGAAGAACGCGTCACCGCAGAGCGCGCGGACGCCGCCGAACGGAACGCCGTCGAGGTTGCTGGCGATCGTCCGGTAGACCGCGGCGCACTTCTTGCGCAGGATGCCGTCGGCGGGGGTGGCGTTGTCGAGATCGAAGTCGATCTCGTTTTCCTGCGTCACGTCGAAAGCGTTGAAGAGGTTGAGAGTCGTGCCATCGGCATAGGTGACGATGCCTTTGATCGCACCAACGCGGTGATACTCCTCGGTCGCGTCGAAGCTCTGCGAATGCTGCACCATCCGCTCGTCGACCTTGCCCATGACAGTCTCGAGCTCGGTTTCGGAGCCGAAGGCGCGAACGCCCTGCACCTCGTCGGCCATGATGGCGTCGTCGATCTGGAAGTGCGGGACTGCCAGCATGCGCAGGTTACGCTTGCTCTTGTCGATGGTCTGACCGGGACCGCCACGCGGCGTCGGCGCGACCAGCGTCAGGATCCCGTTCTTCTCCTCGATGCCGATGGAGAGCGTGTTGACGGAGCGCGCGCGGAAAAGACCGAGACGGCCGACATGGCCGGGGACGAACGGTACCTGGTTGATCGCATCGGTCAGCGAGAAGACCGTGAACGGATCGGATTTGAAGATGTCCAGCATCGGAGAGGTCTCCTCTGGTGTTGCTGATGCCCCGCGCGGGCGCGGAGCGGCGATCCCGACCGCGGTGGCGGCCGGGTTGTTGCAGGACGCGAGGCTCTGGAAAGGCCTAGCGGACGATGATGCCGAGAGCGGCCAGGGCCTGGATGCCGTCGGCCTTTGCCGTAGCTGCGATGCCCGTCTTCCAGGTCAGCAGCTTGCCGTTCACTTCGCAGCTGCGGGTGATACCGGCGATGGCCGCGCTTTCGTCCACCGCAGTCGTCGCCGGATAGAGCGCGATGGCCGCTGCAACCTCGAAGCCGTCCGTTGCCGCGGGGTCATGCGCGCCATACTCGAAGTCGGCGGCATCTGCGGCGACGTCGACATAGAACCGGTCGCCCGCGGCGTTGGGCGTGCCGCCTGCCGTAATCGTCAGCCGGATGCCGCCCTTGTTGAAGAGCTGGCCATGGGTCGAGACGCCGATAGGCGTGCCGGTCGGGTCTTCCCATTCCACCTTCGTGGCGGCGGTTGCCACGCCGATGTAGCGGCCATCCTTGACGGTTGAAGTCACCGCCGTGCCGTCCATGGTGATGGTGCCTGACGAAGCGGTATTGCCGGCATCCGCAGAGGCCACCGCTACAACTCCGGCAGTGATGGCGCGCTTGCCGAGGACACTTCCCGGCAAGATGGACTGCGAAGCGGCAATCTTGAGGTTGTCGCGGGAGTAGTTTTTCGGCCCCTCGCTGAGGACGAATTCGGCCGCATGGCGGCCCTCGGTGAAGACGGTCATGCGACCCTCCTGTCAGTCTCGTTGCGTTTCGGGGTGGGAGGCGATCAGCCCGCCTTCCGCTTGCCGCGGAAGTCGGACCAATTGGTCTTGCCGTCGCCAGCCTTCTTCTGCTGGCCCTGCGGCTTGGCGAGCCCGGCGAGCCGCTCGGCCTCGTAGGCAGCGGCGTCCGTGCCGGCGGGCTTGGATGCCGGCACGTTGGCTGTGATGAAGCCCGTCACCTCCTCGGCCTTCATACCCGGCGACTTCACGGCCAGGTCGAGCGCGGCATCCATGCGGGCTGCATCGCCCTTGATGCCTTCGGCCCCGAGGATCGCGGCAAGCCGCGTCGTCGCCTCGGCAGCGCCGGCCGCGTGGCCATCCCTGCGGGCGGTCGCGACTGCGGCCTCGTGGTCGGCCTGCGGCACGCCAACTTCCTTCGTCATGGTCTTCTCCTTCGTTGCCGCCTGCTCGGCGGCGCTGGTGTCGTCGTCGGCCACGTCTGCCGTGGCCGCCGCGTGGATCGCGGCGAGCATGCTGTTCGCCATGTCAGGAGCTCCGGTTCACTTCCTTGATGAAGGCCGCAAAGGCCTGCCGGCCGTCGCCGATCGCGTCGACCAGGCCCATGTCGACGGCCTCGCCGGCGTTGAACGTGGCAGCTTCCGTCTTCAGCGCCGCCGCCTTCGTGAAGCGCGAACCGCGTCCGCGGCCCACTGTCGCGGCGAAGCGCTCGCGCGCCGTCTCGACTTCGGCCTGCCACTTCGCCTGCACGTCCGCCGGGAGGGCGGCGTAGGGATTGCCGTCGACCTTGTGGGCGCCGGCATGGATGAAGGTGACCTTGATGCCTTCCTTCTCGAGGTTGCCGCTGTAGTCGGCATGCATCATCACAACGCCGATGGAGCCGGCGCCGCCGAACTCCGGCATCACGATCTGCCGCGCCTGGCTGGCCATGAGGTAGCCGGCCGAATAGGCATAGTCCGTCAGGATGGCGATCGTCGGCTTCGCCCTCGATGCTGCCCGGATCGCGTCGGCGGTCTCGAAGGCCCCGTTGATCATGCCCCCGAACGAATCGACCTCGAAGACGATGCCCTTGATTGCGGAATGCCGGGCGGCGCGCTCAATCTGGACCTGCAGACCTTCATAGGAGGTCTGTCCGGAGTTGGAGCCGACCCAGCTGCCCTTCTGGATCAGCGTCCCCTCGACCGGGATAACCGCCACGTTCGACACTATGTCGAACGGCGCATAGCCGTATTTGTCGTAGACCCGGCCCAAGCGGTCGGCCAGCACGCCGGCCGATGGCCGACCGCCCGCGAAGGCGGTGTGGTCGACAGGACCGGCGCCGTTGACGATGGTGACCGCGTGTCCGGTGATGCGCGGCCCGAGCGCCCGGATCAGCGTCTCCGCCTTGCGCGGCTCGTAAAGATGCGGGCGGCCGAACACGGCGCCGCATATCCGTTCCATTGCGAGATCCATGGCCTACCGTCCGAACCGCAGGGTCTTGGCGTAGCGGCCCCGGCGCCCGCTCGTCTTCGCATCGCAGGCCGCCTTCAGCGCCGACAGCTCGGCATCCAGCGCGCCGACGCTGGAGGCGGCGATGCGGATGCGGCGCCGCGTCGCCGGCGACTGCACTTCCGTCTCCTCGACACGCTCGCCGGCCAGCAGCTTCAGTCGGGCGATGTAGAGCGCCTGGTAGAGTGCGCAGGGGTCCTCGATGTCGACGGTGACCCCGGCGATCTTGATCGTCGGCATCAGGCGTTCTCGCGGCGACGGGCCGGCTCGTCGGCCTCGTCCCTAGCCGGCGCGCTGTTCTTCGGCACGAAGGGGCTCGGCATGCCGGCCTCGACGTAGCGGGCATGCTCGCGCAGCCGCTGCTCGAACACCTCGTCCGGGTCGTGGCCGAGCTCGGCGCATTCGGCAGCCAGCGTCGACGTGCCGTTCACCAGCCGCTCCGTCGCGGCCTTCGCGCTCTTGCCATCGTCGGCGGTGGGCTTGGCCGGCCCCTGCCAGAGCGCCCAGCAGACCTTGTCGCGATTGGCCCGGAAGGCCGCATAGCCGCCCTTGAACGGCAGCCGGCCCTCGCCGATCGCCTCGTCGAGCGCGTTCTCGTAGAGCGCCTGGCAGATGGGGGCGGCGATCCGCTCGCGCCGCCGCATCACGACCGGCCATACCGAGGCCGTCTCCATGCGCACCGACGAGTAGGTGGCCCCCTCGTGGTCCATCGTGTAGCCGCCATAGGTGATGCCCATGGCGCGCGCCATGTCGCGCGACAGTTCCTTCGACACCGGCAGGAACTGCGGCCCCGGCGTCTGCGTCGAGAGCAGCTCCAGCTTCTCGCCGGGCGCCAGGTGCGAGATGCGCGGATCGCCGGAGATGGTGATCTCGCCTTCCCGCGCCCGCTCCATGGCGGCAGAGAAATAGTCGACGAACTCGCCGGACAGTTCGCTGCCATCCTCGGTGTCGGGTAGTGCGCTGATCGCCTCGAACGCGTCCTTCGACGGGTTCGGGCTGGTCAGCGCCGCGGCGAACACGGTCTGCAGGATCTGGGTCTGGATCGTCGCGTCGACCAGCACCTCGTGCTGCAGGTATTTGCGTAGCGCCGCCGCAAGCGTCGAGATGCCGCGCACGTCGGTCGGGTCGAGGGGGTCGAAGGCGTGAACCACCTGACGGCGGCCGCTTGCGTCGAAGGCGCGCCAGTCGCGCTTCTCGCGCATGCCGTCGCGCTTCTCCTCGAAGCGGTAGGCCACCGGCCGCCCGTTCGGGTCGTGAACCACGCCCTGGTAGAGCCCCTCGAAATCGTTCGTGTCCTGCACCAGCGTCGGCGGCGGCATCATGCACAGCTTCGTGCCTGACAGGATGCCATAGCGCGCGCGCTCCGCCCGGCTCATGTAGGACAGGACGCCGATCGCCTCGCCGAACACCATGTGCGCGCGCAGCGCCGTGTCGACGAGCTGGGGGACGGTGAACTTGCCGCGCTGGTCGCACTCGCGCTCGTTCCACGAATAGCGCTTCCACCAGGCCTTCACCTCGCGCACGAAGTCCGCCTTCTCCGTGTCGTCATAGCCCAGCCGCGACAGGTCGGGCTGTGGGTTGAGGATCAGCTCGACGCCGACCGTATCCGCAAGCACCTGGTCGCAGGCGCCGCGCAGCCGACCGGAGTTGGCGATGATGTCGGCGGCAAGCCCGGCGGCGCGCCGCCACACCGCCCGCACTTCGTCGCGATTCTCGCGCAGCGCCGCGGGCCGCGTCGAGATGATGCCGGAGCGGGTGTCGCGCAGGTATCCGCCCGACGGCAAGGGACGGCTGGACGCGCGGGTCTCCCGCGGCGCGATCAGCGCTGCCAGCCCTCGCCTCAAACCGTCGATCACTGTCGCTTCTTCCACTTCTCGCGCCGGGCCGCACGTGCGGCGGAACGGTCGCTGTTTGTCTTCTGCTTCTCGAACGGCCCGGCCGCCGCGCTGAACAGGTCGGGCTCCGGCACCGTGCCGTGCACCTTCACCAGAAGGTCGTGCCAACGGTCGGCGTTGAGCCGCATCTTGTGCTCGAGGTGCCAGCCGAGCGCGAAGGCGTAGACCGTGGCGTCGAACCAGTCGTTTGCCCGGCCGACGATGCGCTTCCATTCGCGCGGCGCCTTCGGGCTGATCAGCCGGCGGGCGCGCCGCGACACGGATGCGCGGGCTTCCTCGTCGGGATCGACCAGCCGCTCGGCCGTCATCTCCTTGGCGAACTCGTCGTCGCAGAGCGAACCTGGCAGGTGCAGCGTGTTGCGCGGCCAGGCGCCCGCCGTGTCAGCGCCCTGGACGAGGTTGGCGAGACCGGCCATCACTTCGGTCTTCACGTCATAGTTGCCCACCGGATAGAGCAGCACCTTCGCGATGATGCGCTTGCGCTGGTCCTTGATGTCGCGCTTGACCGGCGTGCCCAGCCACGGAAGCCCCGCCTGGTGGCGTCCGTCGAGGGCGAAGCAGTTCGGCCGCGAGGCGCAGAACATGTAGACGCGGTCGGTGGCGAAGCCGGAATCGACGCCCGAAAGGTCGATACCCTTTTCCGTCCCGCCTGCCGTCCGGTAGGTCCGGCCCAGTGCGTCGGCGAGCGCGATCCAGGCGTCGTCGGTCTGGTCCGGCGCACCGGCAAAGACCTCGCGGTCGATCAGCCATCGCTGCCCGCGCGGGCCGATCGCGTAGACCGCCCACTTGATGCCGTAGCCCTGCACGTCGGCGGCAGAGACCACGAGGCCAGCCTCGGCCGGGATGGTCCCGCGCGGCCGCGCATCGGCACGCGCCGCTTCGGCGATCTTTTCCCACTCGACCGCGACGCCGCCCGGATCGTAGGGCAGCGCCAGGTCCTGCTGGAAGAACACGCGAAGCTTCGTCGTGTCGCCCTGCGCCTCTTCCCAGCGCGCCCAGATGTCGCCGAAGCGCTCGCGCGGCGCATAGGCCGCCCAAAGATGGTAGCTCGGCTGCCAGTCGCGGCAGCGGCCCTCGCAGGGCGGGCACCGATGACGCTCGATGTCGGCGGCGCCGAGCACCTCCGGAACCTCGGCCTCGCCGTCGTTGACCCGGCGGGCGATCCATTCGCCGCGCGCCAGCATGTCGGCCTTGTGCCCGTCGAGGATCCTGTCGCCACAGCCGAGGCACAGGAAATGCGCCGGGCGATCCGTCTCGGGTCCGCGCATCTGGTCGAAGGTCAGCGTCTGGAACGCGCCGCAGTGCGGGCACGGCACGTAGAAGTGCCGCTGGTCCCCGGCCTCGAAGTCCGCCGTGATGGCGCATTCGCCTTCGATGCCGGGCGTCGAACCCTGCCATTCCTTGGCGAGGTCGCCATACATCTTCTGGCGCGCCCGGGCCTGGTCGCGCGGGCTGCCGCGGCCGTCGACGTCCCTGGGATAGCCGGTCACCTCGTCCATCGCGAGGTATTTGATCGACACCATCTGCAGGCCCTTCGAGGAGCCCGCATTGACGATCTGGCAGAAGCCGCCAGCGTAACGCTTGAACGACGTGGTCGAGCCCGCTTCGTCGCGGCTGTTGACCGGCAGCACCTTGTGCGAGATCCGCGGGCTCGCCTCGATCGTCGGCTGCAGCTTGACGCGGTTGAACTTGGTCGCCTCCTCGAGGGTTGGCAGCACGATCATCATCGAGCCCGGCGCCTGGTCGACGACGAAGCCGAACCAGTTCTCGATCGCCGTCGACTTGCCGAGCTGCGCAGCCCATCGCGCCGTCGCGCGCCGCGCCGGATGGTCCGGGTGCAGGCAGTCCTGCGGCTCGCGCAGGTAGGGCACCCGCTCCGTGCGGAAGGGACCCGGCCAGGGCGAACCCGATTCCGACGAGACGACCCGGTAGCGGTCGGCCCATTCCGAGATCGTCAGGTCCTCTGCAGGGCGGCTCGCGGCCTCCAGTCCGCCGAACAGCACTGCGGCGCCATGGGGCAGCTCCGGGAAGTGGAGCCGCGCATCGTGGAAGCTCATTGCAGCGCCGGCATCGTCCGCGCCGCGTCCCCGTCTCCGGCGAGCGTCGCCTGCGTCGCGCGGTCGAGCCGTTCACGCAGCTCGCGGTTGAACACCTCGAGGCCGCGGCGGGTGAAGCCCTTCAGCGCGATGCGCACGACGCGTTCGTCCCAGCCGTAGCGCACCGCGAGCGACGCTGCCTCTGTCTCCACCGCGCGGTCGAAGGCGCTTTGCATCAGCGCGACCGCGTCGCGTCCCGCCTGGTCGACCTCGGCCGTCGGCGTCAGCGTGCCGCGCCGCTCGGCGAGGTCCATCTCGCGCAGCTCGGCATCGGCCTGCGCCTTGCGCGCCGCGCCGTCCGACTGGGTGCCGGCGAACCGGCGAACCGGTGCGGGAGGCTGGCCTGGTCGGCGGGGCTCCGGCGCCGCCGCGACGGTGCGGATGCGGATGTTCTCGCCGCGGTGGGCGGCCAGCGCGCCGAACTCGACGAGGTTCGCCTTGCCGTCGCTGCGCGTCGGCAGCGCCTCGGCGTGCTGCTTCAGGTAGCGCGACAGGGTCGAGCGGTCGACCGGATCGCCGCCATCGCTCAGCCGCCGCGCGGCTTCCGTGATGGATATCCACTCGCCGGCATCGTCACTCATGCGCGCCTTCCCGCGCCGCTCCGGCGCCTGCCCTCCGACGTTGCGTGCACCGTGCGTGCACCGTTGCGTGTGCACGCGTGTATGCGTGTATCGCTTGCGACGACACCTACTGGCGAAAGCTCGGGGTCGCCCCGGCCCGTGGCGTTCGGGAGGCGGAATACGGTCCCTACACCGGGGGGTGGGTCAGCCGCCGCCCGAGGGCAGGATGCGCCCGAGCTCGTGCAGGACGCGGGGCAGGAGCACCTCGTCCATCACCTCGGCGATCAGCTGGAGGTAGACCGCCTCGTTGTTGGTGATGTCGTGGGCCGGGTTCGGCCCGAACAGTTCCGTGATCGGCAGGCTCTTCATCGTGTCGCGCAGCAT